CAAGGATGCGATTCTCAAAGACGAGATGGACGACTACCTCGCGCGAATCATTTGCTTCGCGTTCTCGATCAGTCCGCAGGCGTTCACCCGTGCGATGAACCGCGCGAGCGCCGACACCGGAAAAGAAATCGCCATCGAGGAAGGGTTGATTCCGACGCAAGCGTGGCTGTGCGGCATGATCGACTACATTCTTGCGAAATACCTGGGCCACCCTGAAGCCCGCGCGCGCTTCAAAATGGAACAGAAAGCCGATCCGCTCGCCCAGGCTCAGATCGATAACTACTACGTCGTCAATGGCACGCTGACGCGCAACGAAGTCCGAAGTCGGCTCGCCTACGCGCCGCTCACGCCCGAGCAATTGGAAGAAGCGGCCCAGCAGGCACGCGCGACGGCACCCGCGTCTCCTGTCACGCCCGGCACGGATACCGAAACGGACGCCGCCGGGGAGAATGCGGCGCGTCCGAAGTTGCCGGCGGGACCGAAGGAACGCGCGCAGAACGAAGCGGCCACAGCGGGCAGCGACAAGGTCTTCACCTATACGCGCGACGTGGCCGACGAACCGGGGCTCAAAAAAAAAGAGCGGCCCACGGAGGGCGCCGATGACGTCCTTGCGTCCACCGAAAAGGCAGCCACGCGGCGCCGTATCGACCGCAATCGACCGGCGATCCGCGCGCTGCGCGATCAAATCGAATCTGTCACATACGACTACCTGCAGGAACTCTTGCGCGAGGCGCAAGGCGAACTCGTGCGCGATTCCGCGCGCGTTCGATACGCCAAGCGAATGGCGGCGCTCTTGGGCGACATCGCCAAGAATGGGCGGCGCGAAGCCGAATTGCAGCTCGTCATCTCCAATAACCCCGACATCACCGAAGCCGCGAACGAAGCGGCGATCGAATGGGCCGACGAGCATGCCGCAAGCATGGTCGGCATGAAATGGGTGGACGACGAATTGGTCGAGAACCCGAACCCGAAATGGCAGATCAGCGACGAAACGCGCGACGCAATCGCTCGCAATCAGCGGCTCGCGCAGGAGAACGGCTGGTCGGTTCCCAAGCAATCGAAGATGTTGCAGGAGGATTTCGCGTTTTCGAAGTCGCGCGCCGACATGATCGCGCGAACTGAAACGCACATTGCCGACCTGGCGGGCAACCGCGCGCAATACGAGAAGTCGGGCGTCGTGTGGGGCTGGGAATGGTTGATTGCGTCGGTGCACGACCAGGACGACGAATGCGACCAGAACGACGGCGTGCAAGTGCCGCTCGGCGCGTTGTTCCCGAGCGGCGACGAGCAACCCCCAGCGCATCCGAATTGCTTTGTGTCAGGCACGCTCGTAGCGGCCCATGGCGTTTCGGCGCACTACAAACGCCGTTTTAGCGGGGAAGTCGTCGTCATTCGCGCTGCCGGAATAGATGACCTCGCCGTCACGCCAAACCACCCGATATTGACGCGACGCGGTTGGGTCGCGGCGGGTGCGTTGCAAATCGGGGATGAGTTGGCGCAAGCGCGCGATTACCGCGCTGTAATCGCGGCCGATCATCCACAAGATGATTACATCGAAGCCCCGATCGAGCAGATCGCGGACGCGCTTCGCATGGCGGGCGGCGTGTCGACCGTGACCGTGCCAACCACCACCGAAGCATTCCACGGCGATGGTGTGGCCGATGGCAAAGTCGAGATTGTACGACCCGACCGCGCACTGGGGCGTGAACAGGACACCGTCGTGCGTGAGCGCATCGGCAACAGCTCGCTCGGACCGCGGCATGTCGCGGCCGACACGTTCGACGTTGCGGGCGCGCAACTCCTTCTCGCGGTCGGGCATGACACGACCACGCGCCGCGTCATGCGCCGCGCGAACGATGTGATCGCGTTCGCCAGGCGATTTACGACGCCACCAGTGAACGTGAGCGTCGGACATCTCGCGCAAGGAGAGCCCCAGGCGTCGCCAATTCTTGCGCAGTGTGGAACTGTGGCATCTGAGAGAGCGAGCGAGGTCGACACTCGATTCTCCGGCGATGTAACGGCGATGCAATTCGCGCAATCGCGCGTCCGTCAATTCGATTCCGCTGTTGGTGGTTCGCTGACTGCGGAGCGCAAGGCCGATGCGCGCCCATTTGCGTATCAAGGTCGTGCTGCCGACCCCGATGATCCTCGCGAGATCCTGAAACGATTCGCCGGCCATATAGCGTTCGTGAAGGTCGATGAGTTGCTGCGTCGGGATTTTGATGGGAGTCACGTCTACAACCTCGAAACGACCGATGGGTGGTATCTCGCGAATACCATCATAGCTCATAACTGCCTTTGCGACTGCATCCCCATCACGTTCGAAGATGCGCCCGACGTCGCCAACGACGACATCGAGGACGCAGCGCGCGCGAGCTCGCTCGCCAAGTACGACGACAACCAACCACGCGACGACGCCGGGCGCTGGACGAGCGGCGGCGAGACCTACGAACGCAAGGATGGCGTGTGGCACACCGCGAACGGCCCCGCCGATGATGCGACCGCTGCGCGCCTGAATGCGATGGGCATTCCGCCCGCCTGGACGAACGTCCGCCTCAACCCCGACCCGCGCGCCGACCTGCAAGTCATCGGGCGCGACGCCAAGGGACGCCCGCAGTATCTATACAGTGCCGCGCATTCCGAGCGTGCCGCCGCCGAAAAATTCGAGCGCGGGCGGCAATTCAACGCCGTCGCGCCCAAGATCGAGGCGGCCGCGTTCAAGGACATGGTGAACGAGAAGCTGCCGCAAGCCACGCGCGACGCCGCGGCCATCACGGCGCTGATTGCACAAACCGGCTTTCGCGTCGGGTCCGAACGCGATACGGGAGCGGACGCGCAGGCCTATGGCGCGTCCACGTTGCGCGGCGAGCATGTGTCGGTCAGCGGCGACACCATTCGGTTCGAATTCCCCGGCAAATCCGGCGTGGCGCAAGCGCACGAATTGCAGAACGCGCGCCTTGCTCAATACATTGGCGCGCGCCAGGCGGCGGTGGGCGACGGAAAACTGTTCACCGCCACGGACGCAGGCGTACGCAGCTATTTCAAATCCAAGGCGGGCGACGTGTTCAAGGTGAAGGATTTCCGGACGCGCATGGCGACGCAACTCGCGCTGCAAGCGGTCGAGAAGCTGCCGAAGCCGACGACGAAGCGCGAGTACCAACGCAGTCGCGTGGCGGTCGGTACGGCGGTAGCTTCGCGCCTAGGCAATACGCCATCGATGGCGTTGAACAGCTATATCCCGCCCGCCGTGTTCGCACGCTGGGGGTTCCGATGACCGCCTCGCGCGACTTGCTCGAAGAATTCTACGGCTCGGTGCGTTACGACCGCGTGGGCGATTGGCGCAGCGTCGAGCCGCCCGACGACGATGACGCGAACACGACCAACTCCTTACCTGAGCTCTCGTCGCATTCACACGACGCGGCCTCAACCAACCCGACGGGCGCGGTGGTGAGAGACGCGAACGGGCGTCTGCTCCCTGTGAAACCCGCATCAACTACCAACGAGGCCGAACAATGAGACTTTTTGCGGAATTCAGCAAGATCGATGAAGAGCAGCGCATGGTGTTCGGCTATGCCAGCACGGGCGCGCTCGACAGTCAGGGCGAAGTCATCCTGCCTTCGGCCGTCGAAAAAGCACTGCCTGATTACATGCGCTTCGCGAATATCCGCGAAATGCACAAGAACAGCGCGGTCGGCGTGGCACGCGAAGTCGAAGTCGACGGCAAGGGCCTGTATTTGGGCGCCAAGATCGTCGACGAAGGCGCGTGGCAGAAAGTGAAGGAGGGCGTCTATAAGGGCTTCTCCATCGGCGGCAACGTGAAGGCGCGCGACCCGAAAGATCGCACGATCATCACGGATATCGCGTTGCACGAAATCAGCATCGTGGATCGCCCGGCGAACCCGGAAGCCGTGTTCGAAATGTACAAAGCGGCCGATGCGGTCGCCGAAGAAGCCGCGCCGGCACTCGAACTGCCCGCGATGACCGTCGACGAAGCTGCCGATGAACTCGCCAAGCTCTGCGATACCGGGGAGGTGACGGTTCAAGGCATCGTCGCTATCACCACAGCGCACCTCGCCGCCCTGGCCGCCGCCAAAGAGTTGCCCGCGAAGGCTACCGTACAGGTATCCGCGGGGACCGTGTCCGAAGCAGCAGACAATCCTGCCGCTCCTCCTTCGCTCGCAGGATCGGCGACGCCCGGCGCCGAGTCTGCTGCCTCGGACACCACGGCGACGGATGACGCCGTTCGAAAAGTGATCGTCGCGCCGCTCACCAACGAAATGCCGGGCATGACGAAAGCCGTCGAACCGCCCGCCGCGCCCGAGCCGATCCAGGTGCTCGAAGAACAGATCGACGCGGCGAAGAATCTCGACACGATCGCGTGGCTGTCGAGCCTGATCGGCTCGCTGTCGGCGATGCGCGATTCCGTCAAAAGCGAAACCGAAGCCGAGGGCGACGGATCGAACTTGCCCGCGCAATTGACCGCGCTGCTCACGCAGGCGAGTTCGACCCTGCGCGACATGGTGGTGGAGGAAACCGCCGAGGAAGTCGCCGGCACCCAGGTCGCCTCGGCCGAAAGCGAGTGGGCCGCGCCAGGCGGGGCCATTGGCGACAAGGCGGCGACGCCCGATGCAACCGCGAAAGCGACCGACTCTGCCGCCGCCGTCGCGCCTTACACGCTCGAATTCGCGGACGGCAGCGTATGGAGGTCTGCGCCCGACTGCACTGCGGACGAAGCGAAAGCCTTCGCCAAGGCCACCGCGAACGTCGATATCTCGGTCGCCGAAGTGTTCTTGACGAACGCCGGCTGGACGAAAACGGCCGCCAAAGTCTCGCGCGCTCAGCTCATCCACGATCACAGCGTCGAAATGGGCGCGCAATGCGGCAGCGCCGAAAAAGCGGTGAGCGGCGACCTGCAAAAGCTCGCCGACGACCTCGCCGACGAATTGCTCAAGCGCGAGGACGAACTCGCGAAAACCACTCAACAACGCGACGCGCTGCTCGTGCGGGTCGCCGAACTCGAAGCTCTACCGCGCCCTGGCAAGGGCGTGCTGCGCGTCGTCGAAAAAGCCGACGAACTGACCCTCAACCAACTTTCTGACGGAGTGCCGGCGGACCCGACCGTGAAAGACGATCCGCTCGGCACGTTTACCAACATCTTCCGTAAAGGCGGTCGCCCGCTTTGAGATCCAGGCAAACGTAACGCATATTTTTGGAGGCCGCATTCATGAATCTGAACCTCAATGAAACGCTGAAAAACGTCGCCAGCAGCATCCGCGAAGCCTTCGCTTCGCCGCAGAACACCGATTCGCTGCTCGCCAAGAATATCACTCAATCGACGGGCCTCGTCTGGTATGACCTTCAGGCGGGTGCGCTACAACTCTATCCGGTGCTCACGCCGTTCCGCAACCGCACGCCGCGCGTGCCGGGCAACGGCGGCACTGCGACGAACTGGAAAGCGATCACAGCCATCAACAGCGGCAATCTCGACCCCTACGTGTCGGAAGGTAACCGCGCGGGCCTCGTGACCACGCAAGTCGTGTCGTACACCCAACCGTATGCGGGTATCGGCCTGGAAGACTCGGTGACGTTCGAAGCCTCGTACGCAGGGCAAAACTACGACGATGTCCGGGCGATTGCCTCGATGAACCTGCTGCGCGCGACGATGATTCAGGAAGAGCGCGCGATGCTGTCGGGCAACAACTCGCTCGCGTTGGGCGTCACGCCGACGCCGACCGCGGTCGGTTCGATCACGGGCGGCTCGCTGGCGACCGCGTCCTACAACGTGTTCTGCGTCGCACTCACGCTCATGGGCAGCAAGGCGTCCAGCGTGGCGGGCGGTGTCATCAAGCAATACACCCGCACCAACGCGGACAGCTCGACCGATACCATCAACCCCGGCAACGCGGGCAAGTCGAGCGCGGGCGCGGCGTCGGTAGCCTCGGGTTCGAGCGGTTCGATCGCCGCGTCGGTGGCGCCGGTGAATGGCGCGTTCGCGTATGCGTGGTACTGGGGCACGGCGGGCAACGAACTGCTCGGCGCGATCACGTCGATCAATTCCGTCAGTATCACGGCCACTGCGACGGGCACGCAGAACATTTCCGCGATGCCTGCCGGCGACCAGTCGCAAAACACGCTGGCGTATGACGGTCTGATTACCCAGATCGTCAAGCCGGGCAGCAATGCGTACATCGCCACCGCGGCCACCGGCACGCCCGGTACCGGCACCAAGTTCACGTCGGACGGCGCGGCCGGGATCGCGGAATTCGAAAACGCGTTCGCGTCATTCTGGTCGAACTACAAGCTGTCGCCCGACAACGGTTGGATGAGCGGGGCAACGCTGATCGCCATTAACAAACTCATCATGGCGAACGGCGGCGTGCCGCTCTATCGCTACAACCTGAACGATGACACGCAACAGGTGTCGGCGGGCACGGTGGTCAAGTCGTACCTGAACAAGATCACGAATACCTACGTGACTCTACAGGTACACCCGGACTTGCCGGATGGCGTCGTGCTGTTCACGTCCGACAGCATTCCGTATCCGCTGTCGGGGGTCGGCAATGTGCTGCAAATGCGCATGCGTCAGGACTACTACGCCATCGAATTCCCGCGTCGCAGTCGACGTTATGAGTTCGGGGTGTACGCAGATGGCGCCCTACAGCTGTATTTTCCGCCCGCCTTCGGCTTGCTGCGCAACTTCTCTGTGACTTAAGTTCGTCCTTAGCGGATACCGTTTCGGTATCCCACTAACGCCGAGGCGGTGGAAACGCCGTCTCGGCGGTTCGGAGGAAGCCGTATGGCCATCGTACGAGTGCTAGCCGGTACGTGTTCGATTCATCACCAAGGCACCACCTATGCCGTCGACGAAGGCAGTCATTTGGTCGATCTACCCGACCACGTGGCCGACCACGATCACGTTCGCTGGCTGATCGAAGATCGCGCGCCGCTCGACGTCGTCAGCAGGACGCTCGACGTCACCAGCGCACCCGCGCAAGCGGGCCTCTCGTCCGACGCCGCGAGCATGCCGGTCGACGGCGTGGAACCGTCCGCCGGGACGCCGCACGTCAGGCGCTCGCGCGGGAGTCGCAAATAATGGCCGACTTCACGACCGTCGCGACCGTTCGCAATTACCTGCCGACGAACTCGCCGGTTTATGACGTCCTGGTCGCGCGCCTTATCACGGCCGCGTCCGATCTCATCGAGGCGCAGTTGTCGCGCACGGTGCTCGTCCAGCAATACAGCGAGCGGCGTTCGGGCAATAACAGCGACTTGATGATGATGCGCAACATCCCGATTCAAACCGTGAATCAGGTCGTCATCGATGGGGTGTCGATCCCGCGTGAGACGACGTACGGCGCAGGGGCGGCGCCCGGTCCCGGCTTCTATTTCGACGACCTCATGGTCGGCCTCGTCGGCTACACGTTCACCCGCGGTCGCCGCAATGTGCTCATCGACTACACGGCCGGGTTTCTGACTGTGCCCGCCGCCATCGAGCAAGCGTGCATCGATCTCGTCGTGCGCAAGATGAAAATGCGCCACCGCGAGGGCGAACTGTCGAACACCGTCGGCCCCGAGTCGATCACGTTCGACCAAAAGGACATGAGCGAGAGCACGCGTTCGCTCCTGCAGCCGTTCAACACCGTCGCACCGATCGTTTACTGATGGCCAGCCTCGTCACCATCACGATCAACGGCGACGAAGAAACCGCCGCCAAGCTCGTCGAGCGCGTGCCGCAATTAAGCGAGGCGCTGCGCTACACCATCAACGTCCTGGCGACCAAGTTCGTCGGGATCGTCAAAGGCGACAAGCTGTCCGGCCAACTGCTCGGCGAAATCAGTGGACACCTCAAAGGGTCGATCCACGCCGATTACGCGACCGAAGGCAGCCGCAGTGCAGAAGCCACCATCATCGCGGGCGGCACGAATGTCGAATATGCGCGCGTGCACGAGTTCGGGTTTCACGGTGTCGAGACCGTCAAAGAACATATGCGCCGCATCACGAAAGTCTACGGCCGCCTGGTGACGTCACACCAAATTCTGGTGTCGCAATTCACGCGGCGCGTCGATATCCCCGAAAAACGCTACATGCGCGGCACCCTCGAGGAAATGGCGCCCGAAATCATCGAACGCATGCGCGCGGCCGTCGGCCAGGCGGCGGATATCCACAAATGAACATCCCGCGCGAATCCATCTACGTCGCGCTGTTCGAGCTCGTTTCGCTCACACCGGGACTGGTCACCGCGTCGCGCCGCTTTCGCATGTTCAGCGAAATGCAGCCCGAGGAAATGCCGGCGCTGTTTCAGGTGCAAACCGCCGAACGCGCCATTCAGCAACGAGGCTTACCACCGAAATGGGAATTGTCCCTTGATCTCTTTCTGTACGTCGCGCAGAGCCGAGATCCCAACCAACCGTCGACCACTGTTCTTAACGCCATGATCGATTACCTCGTGAACGCGCTGGCACCGACCAACGGCAATGCCACGCAGACGCTCGGCAACCTCGTACACCACGCCTGGATTTCGGGGGAGGCCGGGAAGATCGAGATATTCGAAGGCGTGTTCCAAAACGTCACCGTCGCGACTGTTCCGGTGTCGATTTTCACAGCAGCTTAGGAGGGCACCAGCATGGCTCAATATGGATTCGGCGCCGGTCTCGTCTTCGTCAAGCCGATCGCCGATTACGCCGGAAATGCAGTATCGAATCCCACCCCGCTCAAGGTGGGTGAGCTCCAAGATATTTCCTTGGACATGTCGTTCGATACCAAATTGCTTCGCGGATCGAACCAATTCCCGGTCGCGGTCGGTCGCGGCGCGGGCAAAGTCTCTGGCAAGGCGAAATTCGCGCGCTTCAACGGCATCATGCTCAACATCGCGATTTTCGGTCAAGGATCGGGCACGGGCATCCGTGCCGTGTTCAACGACACCACGGGTGGTACGGCCATCCCGAGCACGCCGTTTCAAATCACGCCGGTGACGGCATACACAGGTTTACTCGAAGGCTCCACGCCCGTTTTCGTGCAGGACTTGGGTGTGGTGAACGGCACGACCGGCCTGCCGATGAAACGCGTCGCGTCCGCTCCGGCGGCCGGGCAGTACAGCGTCGTCGAAGCGACGGGCATTTATACCTTTTCGTCGGCCGACAACGTGTCCGCAATCAAGGCGCAGATCAATTTCGAATATACGGCGACCTCCACGACGGGCGTGTCGCAAGCCGTCGTCAACGTCCCGATGGGCTATGCGCCGTCGTTTCGTCTCGAACTGTTGATGTCGTATGGCGGCAAAAACATGACGTGGATCCTGCCGGGTTGCATCGGCAGTAAGTTCACGCTCGCCACGCGCCTGGACGACTTCCTCATCCCGGAC